AATGTGCGTCACCCGCTCCAACACTGGTGAAAGAAAGAAGACCAGCGGTGGAATTTACTCCAACATAATTTCCAGAGATTGTATTAAGACCAACTCTGTTAGAACTAATGCCAAGAATATTCTTACTAAATGGAACTGCATAAAGAGTTCCGAGGTCAGTCAGATTTCTAAATGGATAGTTTACAGTTCCATTCCAGACAACCATTGAGGTACCACCATCACCAGTCTGATACTTCAGGGGTGTATTTAATTCGAGGCCATGATCTTTATAATAAAGTTCGGTAGGTTGTAAGAATACCTGAGTAACACCAATACCAGGATTTGAGAACCTCACGGTAGTGCCAGAACCGACAGTACCAAGACCAACTGTTTCAATTGGATCAAAGTAAAGTTGTCTATTGGTGACAAGTGTTTTGGTGGTCGATAAAGTACCAGTGATAGAGAAGTCTCTTGGAAGATCAACAAGAAGAGTATTGTTGGTGTAAGCAGCTCCTACCGTACCTTCATAGTTTCTAAGTACTCTAATTCTCTTCGTATCAAAGTCTACATTTAATACCTTGACTTTTTCAAAGGTATCAGAATAATTGATTTGGAAAACATCATTTTCACGACAGAACTCGGGTGTCAAATTGCCTGCAACATAGAAGTAAGTTACAATACCGGTCGTTTGGGCAGATGAAATACCTAGGGTTAGATTTAGTGTATTTGTATTAACAAGAACTCGATAAGATGAATTAAATTTGTCAAAAGTTGTAGAGAGACCACTAATATTGATATCATCCCCATTCTTAAATCCATGAGGATATGAAGCAATACCTACAAAGGAATTTCTTCCTAAGGTTGGAATAAATTCAACACCCTCAAAGGATGTGGCAGAAACGCTTACTCTTGATACTTCTCTTCCCTTAATTTGAGAGACCTTTACATCAAGACCTCTACCACCTGTCCCCTCTTTTGCAAAAACTACCTGATCATTTACTTTGTAGTTTGTGCCTGGCGATTGCACAACAAGACTATCGACAGTTCCTGATGATGCTGCAGAAACATCATATCCCTGTTTGATTATCTCATTAGAATTGAAGATGTAATCATACCTATTCTTCTGTCCACTAGTGAAATAGAACTTGGAGTTTCTAAACCATGTGTCACTTGTTATATCATAACCATTTTGATTATTTGATGGTTTGAAATTAAATGGATTTGGCTTACACCTATAAGTATTGCCAATAATATATGGGAATACTGGTTCAAAGAACTTTTCAAATGGACCTGTACCAGATACTGCATCATCAATAGTGGCAAAGTATGCGTAAACACCATTAGGGAAGTCTGGTGTGACACAGAATCTACCATTATGTTCATCTAGAGTTGATTGACCAATGTAAGTATAATCATTGACAAAGAATCCAGCAGCAAATGCATTCACTGATGGTCTGTTTGAATCAGATACATCTTGGACATATCCAGATGTCATTTTAATGATAGAACCTGTTCCATCATTATTCTCATAACCATATGGACCATAGATTGGATTGCCATCATATGCCCATCCAATGATTGGAGAGTGATTAGTGCTATCTACCTCAACACCACCACTCTTAACAAGGTCATATGTACCATACTTGATATTGTCAGATTCCTTTTCATCATAACCATTCAGAGCGAACACAGACTCTCTAAGTGGTCTAGCAGCATAGAGGTGTGAATATTCAAGAGATGTATTTCCAATATTTTCATTGATGATACCATCATCAGACAGGATATTATCATAAACCCTCTGAAAGAGGTTAACATTCCATGGATGAATATCAGCGTTAGCAATCGCACCAAGTCCAGATGGCGTGATAGTGATAAATGTCTTACCTTGAACGTATCCTCTTCCTCCATCAAGAATAATAATGTCCTTTAATCTACCTTGACTATCAATTGTTGGGGTAAGTTGAGCAAAATTACCAGTCTCACTCTCAATAGTTAAATGTGGAGGGGTATTGTACTTTGTTCCTCTTTCATTGATAATGAATGATGTGATAGCACCATCATTAATGATTGGAGTTACCCTTGCTCCTCCACCAGTTTCAAATTTAATATCTGGTTGTCTGTTAAAGTCGATGATCTCTGACGCACCATAACCGACACCACCATTAGTAATATCAATAGACTTGATAGCACCTCTGAAAAGTGGTTCAATTTCAGCATCATAATTCTTTTGGTTTCCTAAAAATGGATCATCACTAATCAACCATTGTGAAGTTCCATTGACCCTCACATAGAACTCACCTTCAACAGTGCCATTATTTGTAATTTCAGCCTCAGGTCCGTCAGGTCCAGTCCAAGCAATGACATTATCTGGTGTCTCAATGTTCTCCTCAATAGGAGACTCAATAACAAACAGAATTTCAAAGTCACTAACAAAGGACTTGTCAAAATAATTTGGAAGACCCTCAACTTCAACAGATATAGGTTGATAATTGAAAGTACCATCACCAGTTGAAATCAGATCAACCTCAACATTGTTATTGTAGAAGAATTCTCTATCATCAATATTTGATCCTATTTGAGCGAGTTTGAAACTATCATTTGTTGCATGAAGAATGTAGTACTCGTCTTTATTCCTCAATCCCTGTACAGTATTAGAACCGCTCACATATCTAACAATCTCTCCATTCTTATATCCATGGTTTGGAATATTGAATTGATTACGTGCAGTATCAACACCAACTCTTCCTAACTCATCAGTGACTCTAATAGCTCTTTCCTTGTTTTCATATCCACTACCAGGATCAGTAACAATTATACTTGAAACAACATTAAATTGTTTGACACCAGCAAAATACTGAATTCCCTGACCAAGACCAGTGATTTCAACTGTATTGATGCCAATCTTAGCATCATCCTCAGTGTTGTGGAATCTAAGACTCTCAGCAGTTACAACATGAATAAAATATCTTTGATTTGTATTGAGACCTACAACTACATTTGGATTTCTTGGTTGATAGACTAATCCATCACCATCAATCAGTTTGTGAGCAGTCCCAAAACCAATTGCATTGTTAGAAACACTTACCTCATCAGGATTAGCTGCATTGAACTTGAGTTCTAAATCAATTTTCTTGAGTTTAGCCTCTGCTTTTGCACCATAACCATTACCACCCCTGATCCTAACTTCGGGAACTTCTTTATATCCAAATCCAGGATCAGCAATATTAATCTTATAGAGAGATCCCTTTGTATTTGTCTTACCAGTAACACCAAATCCAGTTTCATCAACAACATTCAGGATTGGGGGATTGATAATATCATAATCAGTTCCTTCCTTTGTGATATTGATAGCTTGAATATCACCATAGTAAACACTATTCTGTGATTTGTAGTTCAGGAGTTCTACACCATTGGTGAAAGCACCAGTATAACCAGAGGTAGTCTCATAAGTACCACTTTCCATGTTGGGTGGCAAAATTTCTCTGTATATTCCCTGAACATATACATTCTTATTGTAGAATTCCAAGTATTCTAAACTACAATCAGTAGCTGTCCCCTCAAGAGAAACAAAGATGTTCTTGAAGAGGTCTGATTTACTTCTTGAAATTTTTACATTACTTTCATCAACACGTCTGATGAAGTATGATCCAGTTGTAACACCAGTAAATCCCGATGAACCAGGTGTGTAGATAACTGAGTCGCCAGTATAGAAACCATGATCTGGTAAGTTAGTTGAGTTTGTTGGTAAAGTTAAAACATCAGTGCTAATTCCCGATGCAACACTTTGGCTAAACTTGACCTTTCTATCATATGGGTTAGTAATAATATCATTGTAATTTGGAATTGAGTTTGAAGAAAGAAGGACATCTCCATTGAATTTTGAATAGGTATTCTGGACATTAGCAATAAAATTGTTAAGTTGTGGATATCTTGTAGAATTGCCTTTTAGGGTATTATTTTCAACAAAGTAAACTTGATTCAGAGATGCAGATGATTCAAGTTTGATGGTGAATTGTTGAGCATTTGCAACACTATTGATCTCACCATTGATTGAAATGGTTCTATCTTCATTAATTAAACTAATACTATATCCAACTTTAAAGAAATGTGGATAAGAAGAAGTTATAGTATAGATTCTATTGGAGGGATCAGTTTCAACAATATCCTCTACAAAGAATTTTGACTTTACATTGAGTCTCCAATTATTTGATTTCTTACCCGTTGCCTCCAAACCAAGTGATTTGAGAAAGATTGTGTCATTTGGTCTGTAATAATTGGCTTGCTCGTTCAATTGAAAGTCCTTTAAGGACGATGCCATTCTTACAATGATCTTATTTGTCTGATTGATGTCAGTGTAAGCATAGCAGAACTGATCAAGTCTGATATCAGTTGTCAGATCAATCTGATTGAGAACCCCATCTACATTAAAAAATTGGTTGTCAGTTTTACCACTGTAAGCAACTGACACATTATTTCCATCAATATCAACAGTGGCAAGTTTACCAAACTCTGGAAAACCAATCGTTGAGTCAACATCAATGAAAGTTTGTCCTATTGAGACATTGTTTAAAATCTTTGTTTTGGGGTCTGGTTCAAATGTGCCAAAAATTGAACCCTTTACATTAATATCTCTTGAATATCCAGAATCAATACTAATCTGATAATACTCATATCCAGCATAAAGAATCTGTTTTACATTACTAACAGATCCTCTTGCATTTGTGGAGTCTTGGAATATGGTTCTATTCTTAAGATCTAGTGGATCACCCTGTATGGCTTCAACAATATAATCCTGTGTGATCTTGTAGTCAGCATTAGAAGGTCTGATGAGGTATTCACTTGGTTTGATTACTTCTACTTCTTCACCATATAGAGCTCTGAACAGAATCTTAAACGATTCGTCTGTACCTTTGGAAGTGTAAAAACTATCTGCACCATAAACAAAGTTTCTTTGGTTTAAACCGGTGTAAAGGGTTCTGTTTTCGAACCCAGGTGTAACTTGACCTTTTACCCTTCTAAAGAACTGCTGAAGGAATAATACGTTAAGATTATAGACTTCTGTGCCCTTGGTGTGGTCATCAATTTGAGATTGTGAGAACTCTAACTGATCTGGAACAATAGAATTTATATAAGTGGTGATACCACTGAAACCTCTGGAACAATTTTCAAAGGTGGTGTCAGTCTTATACTCATAGTAGATAATCTCATCATCAATTTTGATAAGACCATCTCTGTTACAGAATCCGTCAGTTCCAGTGGTTGACGCAATACTGATAGTGGTATCAACAAAAGATAAATCACTACCAAGAATGGTAGAATTACGCAAATTAAAGAGTTCATCGACCTTGACATATTGATCGATATTCTTTAGGATATCTACAGGACCACTCTGGAATTCCTGAGAGACATAGTATTGTTGTAAAAACTCTGGTAGCAGAGGAAAATCGTCAACAACATATGATGGGAGTTGACTCGCAACTATATCCTGAAGCTTTACTCTATCTAATGCCATTTATCTTTAGTAACCGGAGGAGGTAGATGATGAAGTAACTGAAATTGATGGAGAACCGTTCAATGTTGCAGTTGAAGTAGTTGTTTGATTGGTGGTAGTTGATGAGGATTCAATAACTGTGATTGGTGTTCCTCTTACGAGACTTCCATTAGAATAACTAGAACTCACAATGTAATTACTTCCAGAAACATCATTATTAGATGAAATGTTGTCCCTGATTACTTTTACATTTGTGTTCCCAGTATCTAGTTGAATATAAAGATCTTGTAATCCGATTACATCGTTAGAGTAAGGAACAGCTGAAACTTGAACAAGTGGTGATCCATTGTTGACAGATGTTGAGATAATATTGATAGGGTTGAGTCTTATCTCACCCTTCTTATAATCAATAATTCCAATGTTTCTTCTAACAACAACTGGTTCGTCTGGTGATATCAATCTAAACAAGAACACAGTTCCTGTTTCAAGTCCAGGATTTGGTTGATCACCAAGATAAACAGTTCCATTGATACCACTTACAATAAATCCAGAGGATTTGATGTTGTAACCAATGATTGTACCATTATTTACTGCAGAGTGACCATGATTTTTGATGTAAAAACGATTGCCAAAACAAAGTTCATACTCGGCAAAAGTATTTAACAAGGCTTCCATATCCCTTCTCATGGTTATGGTTGTAATATTGGATGTGATAGCTTCATTACTATCATCAATAATCTTTTGGAACTTACTATACTTAAATCTAGCTCCAAATTTGTTCAATTCTACAGAATCTGAGTATCTGACAATACTATTGATAATAATATCTTGGACAGATTGTGAATTATTAGCTAAATTCGAGTTATAATACACATCACAGTCAGCTTCAACGTAAAGATACTTCAAATCGACGATTTCTGGAACAATTCCAACGACCGAATACTGTTTTAACTCTTGTTGAATGTTCTGTTTGATGGCACTTGACAAGAAAACACCATTAAATGGCTTCACACTGATGAAAACCTTACCATATGATGGTGGAGTTAGGTCTTCGCCACCAAACGCAGATACAGATTCAGTTTCTGGATAGATCTGAGGAAGGATTGCTTCATAATCTGATGATGTTACTGCTCTATTTTGTGATGCATAGATGAGTGGAGCGTATTTTTTTACTGATTCAACCCCTTCTATGTCTTGCCCACCATAAGATGGGATGTTTGTAGTGATAGCAGAGATGCCAGAGGTGATTGAGGCGTTGTTATTGTCCCTCAAAACCCCAATAAATGAGAAATTTTCGATAGAATTGGTGATATCACCACTGCCAGTGATATATCTTGTCTCAATATAGTTGTTATTTTCGAGTTTTTTGCCAAAAACACCGTCTCCGAAGAGCAATTCGTACCTTTCTCCGTCTGTTTCTTGGATAAAGAACACTCTAGTGGTCGGTCCAACCTTAAAAAGACTGTTAAACAGGGTATATTTCTCAGAAACAGTGTCTCCTTCTGATGTTCTGACCTTTACACTAATCAAAGAAGAGTCAATTCCAGCGTTATCAAGGATAAATTTTTGATTCTGAAGGTCTTCATCTACTGTAAAGTTCTGTTCAATGTAAGATCCTTCATAAACATCAATATTATTGAAGTATGCATTACCAGTTGAGTCAACCGGAACAGTAATATCCTCTACAATTGAGAAAATAAAGTTAGTTCCTTCTCTTGTTCCAGTCTGTCTAGACGTTAGAACTGATCCTGCCTTTAGAGTTACAGAGACAGATGTACCAGAACTAACATCTACGTTGAATGAGATATTAGCAATCGACGATTTTCTTGACCTTGGAACGTATCCAATGTTTCTAGCTAACGATACAACGTTCTCTCTAAGGGTTGCACCATCAATAAACACCTCATTAGTAGCCATGTTGGCGTTATAAGAGGTGATATATGTGTTGAAAGCAAGTGTATCAATGATTGTTGAGAGGTTAGATCCCTCAAAATCATAGTCGGTGAAGTTAGAGTTCGCCTTCAGATAATCCTTTATAGAGGTTTTTATCTGTTCAAAGTTTAAATTGCTAAAATTAACTAGAGACATTTATCTAGTAAGCTGTAATACAAATGATAATTGTTGTTCTGGGACATCAATCCCAGTGATGTAGTACTTAATAACAACATCAAATGCATTTTCATCATAATTTGGATCAACAATTACTTCATTGAGTTCTACTCTTGGTTCGTAATTATTGATTGTGTTTTCAATTTCTCTTTTAATAGAGTCTGCTGTCAGTAAATCCAAGTTTTCAAACAAAAGACGAGAGACATTCGAACCCACATTGGGTTGAAATGGCTTCTCGCCTGGTAATGTAAAAACTAGATTACGAACTGACCTTGATATTGCATTAGCGTTCTGGATGGCAATCAGGTCATCATTCAGAGGGTTGATCTGAAAGGTGGCGCTGATGTCCTTAAATCCTTGACTAATACGTCTTGCAGGCACTAATTACACTTACAACAATTCTGGTTTATTTAGTAGGTTAAAACTCATTTAGTGTAATGGGTTCCATTCCATATTCCCAGTCATCATAATCGTCCTCATTACGAATTCTTTCATGTAATTCTTTTTGGACTACGCAGTCATGCTTCTTAGGTGTGAGACCGTCGTTAGCGATCTCTCTCAACATCTTTTTGTTATCTTGAAACTCGTTGAGTGAAAGTCTTTCGTCCATGGGAGCCTTTTCTGATTGTGAAATCAGAACTTTTAAAGGGGTTGCTATCCCTGAATTTTTATTTATTTTCCCTTTCCTTAGCAGTCTTCCAAAAATACTCGTCTTCTCTTCCCATACCCAATCTATCATTACCATTCTCTACTTGATAGTATTGAGTAGACACTTTAAAATCAGGCATCTTAGGATCAACAGGAGTGAGACTGTTATCAAATATTCGTAACCTATTATTGGGGTAGAGTGCATACTGACCATTCTCCAATTCAATTAGATTATGTGACTTATGTTCTGCTGGGTTTTCACTCGTAGCCCAATCAACATAATCTGGATCATGGTGGTAGTTATCAATAGTACAGACATATGTACCCTTAACATTACCATGGTCTCTGGTATAACACTCAAAGTCCATAGAACCAATGAACTTCTTATCAACTGATACGACCCCGTAGTCCATACAATTCCAGAACTGGAGGTTTGGTAGACTCATATCAGGTGAAGGAATCTTTGGTTCTGATACAAAGGCACTGATAGGGAGTTTGTCATACATTGCCGCATACTCTGGTAAGTATGTCTCAAAATAAAAAGCACGTCCAGGAATCGATTTAACCGATACCCAGACGCCCTTTACAAATTCGCCATGTCCGCTTTGATGGTCCGTCAAGTATTCTTTACGGACCCATACTTCCTGTGAAGGAAGGTTTGCTATCAAACATGCCATTTAATTTACATTACTTCGTTATATATTATCGTCCTTGCCTACGATATTTTTTCTTTGCGTTATTGCGTGATGTAGCAGCGAACTTAGTGTTACGTCCCATACCCTGTCGAGTGTTCTTAGGAGATGAGTTAATCAGGGCGATACCACCCTTACCCATTTTTACTTTTGCCATATTAGTTCTGTGGTAGTGGTCTTGCGTTTACAATAATAGCAGATGGTTTACCTGCTTGGAAGAGTTTCTTTGCTTCATTTTGATGCGAAGCTGTAACTCTCTCTTTAAACCTCTTGTTGCCCGTAGAGGGCAACTTGAAGGTAATTTCATAGGGAAACTGTTTATACATCAGATAACACGCATCTTTTCATGTCCAACACGGATACGAGGATCACACCAGATCTCGAAACCAGCTTCAATAGCGTCGAGACAGAACGAAACGTCTTCTCCACACATATCCTGAACAGCTCCAGACTCAAAGGTTTGCATCTTAGGAGCGAACCAAGGATACTTCATCTCTTCGTGTTCGAACACACCATTCTTAATCAGAACCCAACCGAAACCAGTGTAGTCAACAGTGAAAGGCTTCTTACGCTTCTGGATACCATCAACCATCTCATGGTTCATGACTCCACCATTGTTGCGGAAGTCATCCTCTTCCAACCAGTGAGCCACAGAAGTAGTACGACCATCTTCTGTAGAATACCAACCAGCACTGATAGGACGCTCTTTAGAAGGATCTTCCTCAGCACCCTCAGGGAATGCTACGTCACACAGTTGCCAGAACTTCTCGGTATTGAATACAATATCACTATCAATCCACAACTGATAATCATACTTCAGTTTACCGTCCCAGGGAATCTGGTCAGGACCACGAAGAACATTAGCACCCAGACACTTACAACGTGCAAAGTTGACCATTGAAGAATAGTCTTGACTAATCTGAATACTCATCTGGTTCTGTACCAAGTCAAAACACAGTTGTACAAAGTTCTTCAAGAACGTAAATGAACAACCACGACCTGGCATACAGAATACAATACTCTTACCCCGCATACGTGCCTTGATAGCATCATAATCCCATTCGGATCCACTCTTGGCAGTACTAGAGGATTTTCGAGGTGCTGTAGCTTTTACAGTAAATCCTTTTCCCATTTGAAATAAAACTCCATTTCAATATACATTATACATGTAACAAGTTCACTTGTCAATGTCATTCACCCATATTTAGAGGCCCCCGGTTCACGTCTCTATAGGGTTTTCCCGACCTCTAAGAACTCATAAAGACCCTGTAACCTATCTAAACCCAAAACCCCCTTTAGGGAATTTCTTTGTATCAACGGCCGTATCGACCCCCCTCACATCCGTTAGGTCTTTGACCTTAGGGAACTGTGAGAACTCTTTGTCAACCTCATACGAGAGGTCTTCCGCCGTATAATTCGTCGTTATAATTCCTACGAGATTGTTTAAGGTCTCCCAGGATGTTCTAAACTTCTCCTCTGTGAGTCCTGTAAGAATACATTTATTTTGTAAAAAAATTGAATACATCGTTTTCATAATGTCTCATGTATATAGTTTTGAGGTTCTCTCATACCCTCTCCTTCAGGGAGAACACCTGAGATGTCAACAACATACATTACACCTACTCCAAGAAGTATTAGGCACCAAAAAATTCCTGAGAAAATTTTTCCAGGATACTTAATTAACCAACCCGCTAGAACTACCTTCCAGAAATTCCAATAAGGCTCATAGTTTTTCATTTGTGTCTTTATGGGGGAAATTTTTTAGGGGGAAAATTTTTTATGAGCTCGGCATAGATTTTCGAAAAATTATACTCGAAATATTTTTCTCGCTCGTTCGTGTCGTTGTAGGTTAGAAATGTTGAAAAAAGTTTATACCCCCCGCTACGCCGACATTTACATAATAACACAATACCCGTATAACAGTGATATCGGAGAGGGGACATGTAGCCCCCTCAGTGTATACAACTGTAACCACTCAATGGTATACAAAGGACATCAGATTCTGTCCTCCGATGTTATCAACTCATCAGAACTCAATATCCTCCAAGGTGCCGTATTCCTGAGCGACAGTGTTAGGAACTGTGGGTGCGGTGAGAGTATCAAGGATAGCCAAGATTTCGTCACCAGTGTTACCCTGCTTCAGGAGAGGGATGAACAATTCAGAAGACATGTGAGTGTTAGTGAGTTTGATATGTGGACAGTTTAGAGTCTTATCCAGGACTGTCAGTTAGTGTTACTTAGTAGTGTTATAGGGTATCACTTATCTGGTCAAATATCTCACTGAGAGTATCAACACTGTCGCGACCATTTGTTTCTAGTTTCTCCATAACATCTATGAGAGAGGGTAACAAACTGGCCGTTAGGTTAGGTACTCTCATCACCTGCATTTCCCCTAAACACTGATGCTTTCTAGGTCTGCCACCTTGTTTGTCAATAGGCCTATTTTTGAGGTCAGTAACACTCTTGTGCTGATGGCAATTGTTACATAACAGCTGACACTTTGCTACCTCTACTAGTAGGTCCTTTCGATGATAATTACCGCTGATGGTGTAGGCTTTAGTCTGGGGGTCAATATGGTCGAATTCTAGATTTTCTGAAATGCCACATTTTACACACTTTCCTCCTAAACTTTCAATCAATAATGTTCTAATCGGGTTCATAGTGTTAGTATCACATAAGGCTCTTACGGTTACGGTTAACCTGAGAGGCTAATACTGTGACTTTAGGTGCCTTACCCTCCGTTTTCAGAGTATCAATGATTTCTACCATTTTCTGATAGGAGTTGTTCATTAGTGTTCTGTGGTTCGGGGTTACACCATAGGGGAACTTCAGAGGTTACTAACATTATACATCAGAACAGTAAGGATTGTCAACTGAAAAATGTACGGGTCTGGGAGTGTCACAGAGGGGTGTTGACATTTCTGGGAAAGTGTCTTATACTCTGCGGCCTTAGATGTCAATAAGATCAC